TGGGTGCGGGGGGTGGTGGGCCTTACGGAAGCTCTTACCACTTTGGCGTTGGCGGGGCTGGTGGTCAAGGGTTTATCGCGCTGACCCTCATAACCCCCTCTGGTAGCCTCTTGCAGCCGTGGCAATCTGTTGAATGAATCCCGGCATTGGGCCGGTTTTTTTAGGAGGAAAGAATGGATCTGGAAGCAATTGTGACGGACTACCCGGACTTCATCAAGCTGGTGGAGGATGGTGCGGAGCTGGTGACTTCGCTTGGAGCAGGTGGGATCGGCGGCCTCATTGCTGTAGCGCCGAAGCTCCCTGGGTTTCTTGCTGACTTCGAGAAGGTCATCGGGGATATCGAGGGGAATGCCGTGGCGAAGGTTCTGGGGCCGAAGATGCCGCCGACCGGGGGCTAAGACTGGACACACCGTGATATAATATCACGGTGTGTTAAGCCTGCTACCAAAGCCAGGAGCGCTTTTTTGGTTCTCCTGGCATTTTTTCGAGAAGGGCGCGGCAAAAGGTACGACTTGCAAAGAGCAGTCCATTGACTTTGCAATGGGGATCGTTTGCGAGTAAGGCCGTGCCGAGGGCCTCTAGCATAGCCTCTGCTTCCAGGTAGGTGAGATCCTGGAAGGAAACGGTGCCGGAGGTTAGGTGAATCCGGATAGCCCACATATCCCTCACTCCGCGTTATGTTCATGCTTGGGTCTCGGCACGTAGGTTCCCGAGCCTGCCTGTCGGACAATCATCTGCATTCGATCGGCCATTTCGAGGATGCGGAAGCATCGATCGCTCGGGGCCTTGTCCTGAAGAAAGTTCAGCAGCCGGCTCTCATGCACTGGCTTCTTCTCCTTGATCCACAGCTTCCATGCAAAGTAATGAAGTTCTTGCAGAACGCTGGAGTCGCTCTTATTGGTCATCTCTTTGAAAACATCCGGCATCCGCAGTTCCACGTCTAAAAGCCAGTCCCTAGCTCGGTTCACGTCAAAGAGGGTGATGTGGGTGCCCATTGAGCGGGATACGGTGGATACGATTATGAGCTTTAGGAAGAGGAGTTTCCTGCGGCCGCAGTAGTATTGGAGTTTGGAATGTTCCGGAACCGGCTCTAGCTTGGCACTGAGCCAGCGGCGAACCTCGGCAATGGCCTCGTCTTCCCATGAGCACCGCCCCATGAGCTTGGAGTCTGCCATCTTTGTCATCGGGGCAAGAAGTTCCTTCCATCCCTCCTTGTCTTCTTCCGGCATGTCGAAAAGATCAACCTCCGGGCCACTTCCAGCGTACACCATAATGACGCGAGACATGAAACCCATAGACCATGCCTCTTCTGGAAGGAGGCCGGAAAGAAATCCCGGCTGTGCCCCTGCGATCAGATTCATCTGGGGATTGGGAATGCTGACGCTGGTGCTGTGCCGCCGGGTTTCCTCGAAAATCGGAGGGTTGTCGTAGATGTCGATCATGGTGGACATGAAGTCGGTGTCATGGGCAGGGAGAAGTACGCCGAGTTCACTTGAAGCGATGTTCAAGCAGTTGTATTCGTAGAGTCCTGCCCCTCCGTTTATGATGATCTTTCGGGAGCTGGAAACAAGATTATCCAACATGCTGGCCTTGGTGACGGAGTTGGGTGCGACGAATAATCGCTTGGTTCCGCGCCACAGGTCTCGTGCGGGGGTCATTGCCTGGGATTTGCCGACGGCGGGAGGAGCGACGAGGAAGATAAAGAGGTTTGGGAAGGTGTCACCAGCGACGGTGCGGATGCTGACACGCCGCTCCAATGCCCCTGCTACCGCACTGATCCCGGCCCACAGGCGAAAGATCCTTGGCGTTGGGAGTTTGGAAGTGTAGTCGAGATAACGCTCGATCCAATCCCCTTCTGGTGATCCTCCCGGCATGGCATTAAAAGGTCCTTTCGAGGATGCCGCTCCGTCGCCGTGTGTCCTCCCCGGTCCATTTTTTGAGTCCATCGGGGTTTGCCGCCCGGCATCCCGGAGAGCATTTGGCGCTACACTCATGAAATGATCCCCAGTTCCAACCAACTTTGGCCTCGCCGGGGACGATTAGTTCGTGGGTCCCGTGGCGGAGTCGGATGTCAAGTAATCCCAGAACCTGGGATATTATCTCGGCGTGATCGTCGTCCTCCCTCATCTGGAAGTAAATGGCATCGTGGACCTGGGCTAGGAGTTGGATGCGGGAACCGAGAGTATGCCAGACTTTCCACATACCCAGGTTCATGCGGATGGCAGTGGAACACTGAGGGGAAAAGGCGATTGCTTCGCGGAGGGTGGTGTCGTCGCCGGGGCGGCCGAAGAAGTGCCGCGTGTTGCCCCATGGCGTCGTGATGGCGCTGGTGGTTTGGAGCTGCTGGGCGACCCATTTGTGCCACTTGGGGATGGCGGGAAAGGCGGTGAAGTAGCGGTCTTGGAAGTCTTCGATGAGCTTGGTCGGGACTTTCAGGTGACGGGCCACGGTGAAGGGAGTGCCGTAGTAGTTGAGGGCGTGTCCGCCGCGCTTCGACATATCCCGGAAGGAAAAATTGCGGTAAAAGTTCTGATCCGCAAGTGCCCTATCCTCCTTCTTATCCCCTGTCCAGGGCATCTGGGGCCAGATTAGTTTGCAACTCGCAGTGTGGAGGTCGCCGCCATATGCAGCATCAAGGTATCGCCAGTCATCGAAGATAGTGCCGGTAAGCCATCCCACTTCTCTGGACTCTGCTTGCTCCAGATCAATTCCACAGATTTTCCAGCCATTGTCAGCGATAAATATGTTTCTAAGCTGGGGATCGATATTTTGAATGTTCCGCCCAGTTCCGGTGGAACTGCCAGACGAAGAAAGTCGCCACGTCTCAGTTCCGGCAATGTTATAACTGGTCCGCATTCTGTGATCCGGATCAATTTCTGTAAGGAGAACCTCTCGCTGCTTCGAGAGGTCACGAATTGCCAGGATCGCGGAGATGATAGGGGCGGCATGGAAGTAGACCTCAAGTTTTTCCAGGGTTTCGCGGTTGGTGGAGAGCTTGCGGATACCCTTTTGAGATATCCACTGTTCAGGGAGACGCATGGCGCCGTAGAAGAAGTCGATTAATTGTTTTGGGCTGCGGGGGTTAAGGGTTTTGTCCCAGACGGCAAAGGCGTAACGTTGGAGGATTGAGTCGAGGCGGGAAAGACGGGCGGAAAGGTATTCGATGCCTTCGGCTCTTGCCGTCTCGTCTACGCGAAATCCGCGAAGCATCATCTCCAGGACCGGCCCTTGGAGTGCCCGCTCGAAGGAGTAGATCTGCGGCAGGGCATTGGCCTTGCGCGTGATTTCCTGGAAAATCTCCAGTGTCAACATGCAGTCCAGGCCATTGTAGATGGAATGGTTCTCTGGATGCGGAACGCCGGGGACCAGCGTGTCAGTTTCAATCCACGGCATACGGGGCCTCGCTAGGAGTTGTAAAGGTGGCGGTGGTGAATGGGTTTGCCGAGCTGCGTGGCCAGGGCTATTGCCATGGTCATTCCTTGGCTAACTCCGCGATCCTCATACACCACCATGTAATCTGCGCGTTGGATCCAGGCGTGGGCCAGGGCTAGGCCCATATCGCGCTGCGCCGGATCGTCATCGTCCAGAACCATGGTGTAGAGGAGGTGGGATAAGAATGGGGCCTCGCCGTGCATGATAGCGTCGTGCATTGCCATCTTAGCGTAGTAAATGTTTTCAGCTTTGGCCTCTGGGGTGGGGGCGGAGAAGGGAGATTCAAGGATGACGCATGGGATGGCGGTCATGGGAACGGCCTTTGGATGGGGATAAGGCGTTGGGATTTGCGGGAAATTTGACCGGCGCATAGGGTAGCATGAGTGCCCGGTAGGGGTATAGCGCAAAGGGACATGGCCCCTAGGCGCGCGTCCTAGGGGGCGCAACGACGCGCCCATTTCCAAAAACCGACCCACCACCCTGCGCCCGCATCTTAGCCCCTTCCCAAATCTTCTAGGACCTCATCAATCCCTTCCTGGGTCAGATCCTCCCTAAAAGTTCGTTGTAGAAGTCCCAATCTCTTATACATCTTCTTCCGGCACGAGAGACAACGTTCATTGTCCCCGGCATCCTTACCACAATCCTTACACTTACTCATCTCTCTTCAGCTCCTCTCCCTTATGCTCTCTCATCAACTTCCAGCTCGCCTCATTCGCATACACAGAGCCCAGGAAGCCAAGGCCCTTCTGCAGCTCGGGGTAAAGGGAGTGGTGAAGAAGCATGGTGTCGTGGAGGCAGTTCCGAGGGCGGATGCCCATACGAAGGATGTACTGGAGGTCGTAGAGGCCATTTTGGAAGAGCTTCTGGGCGGGACTTTCTAGGATCTTTCGGACCAGCTCCCATGCCTGGGTCTCGTCGGAGTCGGTGGGCCAGAAGGATCGGCCAGGAAAGCGGTTATCGACGAAGGAGACGCAGATGGCCTTGGTGGGCGATGCTGCGAATCCGATGCAGGTGATCTGGCCAAGCCGTGTTTCAATATCCACCGCCAGGATATGCGCGCTTCTGGCCTCATGCTCCGCGTAACGTCGGATTTCTTCCAGGGTTGGCTGTACCAGAACTTCTCTGCGAAGCCGCCGGATCTCCGGAAAGTGACTTTCGCGCTCGGCCTTGAGAAAGTCGGCTATTGCAATTGGGCGCAAGGACCAGTCGCGTAGGACTGCGCTGGGATGGTAGGTTGGGAGGACTTTGGTTGGTGATAGGTGCCAGGGTAAGTCCTGCGCGCTGCGCGCGATGACGCCGCGGAGAGCGCCAATCCGGGCGGACCCAAGGAGTGCCCAGCAGGCCGTGGCACCGAGGGCGATGATGAGGTTGCGTGGGGCGAAGTTTAGCTCCTCTGCGAGGCGGTGAAGTTCTGGGAAGTGCTCGGGGAGCAGATACTTGCCTTGCGACAGCGGCTCCAGGGAGTAGTCTTTCCCTACGTCTGCCTTTTTGCCGCAAAACGCGCCAAGCTGATTGTCTGGCGGCCGCTTAGCGAGAACATTGGTGACAAGGCAGTCTCGGCGCCGGATGCCAGCTTCGCCAAGCATCCTTTCCAGCTCCTTCCCGGACGCGCCCATGAAAGGCAAGCCGGTGAGAGCCTCTTGCTGCCCCCAGGCTTCGCCAACGAGGACGAGTTTGGCGTTGCGGGGGCCGGTGGTGTGGTCGAACGGCATGCTCATGCGCTAGTCTCCTAAGAGCCACACGTATGGTTATGATGAGAGCTGCGGCGAACATCGCTGCGATTTCATGGTCATTCTTCATGACCGGCCCTGCGATCCAAGATCATGAGAGCGCAGCGAGCGTATCCTGCGATGTCAAGCCAGGAGTCGAAGTGGTCGGGGCTGTGGACAAGACGGGCGACTTTTACCTGGATGGCGCGAAGGGCATAGCGCAGCTCTGGGTCTTTGCAGGCACTTAGGGGGGTGGCGAGAAGCTCGCCCAGGGCAAAGTTGTCAGCCGGGTGGCCGTAGTCGGCCATGCGCTCTTTAAGAACCATCGCCGCTAGGCGCTGGTCAAAGGCTTTCGCTAGGGAATTGTCAGTCATGTCTTGCTCCCAAGACCGCGAAGCCCCCGGGACGCTCTTAGTGCCTGCCGGGCGGCATGGCAATGCTCCTCGTCCAGCTCCAAACCCAGAACTCTCTTTGCCCCCATCGACTCCGCGGCACGCAGGGCAGAGCCGCCTCCGCAGGTTGGGTCGAAGAGGGTTGTGTTTTCGTCCACGAACATTTGGAAGAAATGTTTGAGTACGGGTTCGGGTTTGGCGGAGGGATGGTGAGCTTTCTCGCTTGGCGCAACGTAGGCGTTTGAGACGATTTTAGAAATAAGCCTGTCTTCGCGGGACGCCATTAGGGCCGTTTCGTAGACGCGACGAGGACCGCGCTTGGCATCTGGCAACATACCCGCGTTGTCGGATTTGACCCAGACCAGCGGGAACGGGTTTACCGCAAGACTCGGTGCGTTCTTACGCAGAAACTCCATCGTCTCCGCGTGATAGTTCATGGAATACCAGAAGACGAGGTGGGCGCTCGGGGCCATGAAGCGGTCGAGGTGGGTGCAAAAGCAGGAAAGGAGTTCCCAGTAGATTTCCTTTTGGTCCCGATAGTGCTCCACTTTGTTTCCATGTCCGAACATGTCTCCGCCGAAAACGTCCACTCCATATGGGAAGTCACAGTGGATGAGGTTGAATTTGGGGCCGGTGTAGGTAGGAGCCCAGTCGAGGAAGGAGACGTTTAGGATTGTCTCGATGGGAGGAAGTGGGCCGGATGAAGGTTTTGGTAGTGGGGCCAGGCCAGGGCCAGCTTCAGGGATTGGGCCGGAAGTTGGATTTGGCCCGATCCCTGGGCCTGGCCCTGGCGTGACCTCTGGCGCTGGCCCCGGGGCTTTGTCAAAAATCCCGGCCCCGATATCCGCCAGCTCATTCATAGCATCCCCAATCCCTCGCTCATCCAGTCGCAAGAGAATATTGTATGCAGGCATGAGACCGTTAGCGCCGGAGATCTTGGGATTGTCCAGGTCCCGATACACTCGCAGATACTGCGTGATTTGGTTTAGGTTAAGCAACGCTACCATGTCCTGATAGGTCCAGGAAGCATTCTCGGCCTTTTTTATATCATAAAGCTGCCCTACCGCCCGAACCTCGTCCCGCCAATCCAGATCACTTCTCTTGATGTTTTCCTCAAGTTCGAGGATCTTTGCCTCGGTCGGCGACAGGTCCTCTAAGAAGCGCACCGGAATGTTTTCCAGGCCCAGCTCTTTGCAGGCAGTAAGGCGGCGCTCACCTGTGATTAGGATAAAATCCCGGTCCACGATGATAGGGTTTAGGAGGCCATAACTTTTAATCGACCCCTTAAGTCCCTTCGTATCCACGACCTGACGCTGTCGATCGTCTCGCAGAACCTTTATGCTGGCGCAAGGGACCAGTTCAAATCTGTGGCCTAGTTCCATTTGTCCCCCCAGAAGTGGGTAGGGCCGAAGCCCTACCCGAAAGTGTCAGTCTTGCTGTCCGGAGATCTGGCTGATCTCATTGTAGATGGCCGAGCCATCGCGGTTGGGCTTTTGGATCAGGGTAAACTGAACGTTGCAACCCTGAAGGTCCGGGATGATCTCTCCCAGGGATCTACCGCCCCCTTCAATCCCGCAAGACTCCCAGAACTGCTTGAGGCGGTAGAGGGAGTCCTCAGTGATGTAGAAGGTGTGGCGGAAGGTTTTTGTGTGCAGGTCGATACCAAGGTCTTTGACATCCCCCGGATCAACATCGTCCCCATGGCCGGTCACTCGGATTGTCAGCTCCAATCCCGGCGTTTTCTTCTGAGCAGATTCCTTGAAAAGGTGCTCGATGATGGTGCCGAAGTAGGTGCCAGCGGGAAGAGGTTGGGGCGGTTTGATGTCGTCGGTGGGGCGCTTGAGGAGATCTTTTAAGTCAGGCATTTGAACGTTCCTTTGGTTGTGCGCTTTCGCGCGGGTTATCCCCTTTCAGGGATCTGAGGTCGGAGGGCAGCATACGGCGCTCCGAAAGGATTATGGCCGGAGTCATGGAGAAGAAGTCTGGCCAAGGAAGGGAGTGAGCTACGCCGTAGGTCATGTGGTCAGGTCCCCACATTTTCGGACCAGACTTCGGCCAATGCTTGCGGCGGAACCAGGTCATGCTCGGATCGCCTTGAAATAGTCGGCAAGGCCGGTTTCCAATGGGTAGCGTTCCAGGACCTTGGTCGGCGCGCTTGTCTTCCCGTTTACGATCTGCCCTCCGACGAGTTGGGCCGAGGTGTAGATGTAGTGTTTGGCTTGCCGTCCCGCCCCTTCCGCCCTGGCGATCAGGACATTGTTGAAGTAGCGCGGGATATGAGGGCTGAGCGCCCGACCGACTGCAGCGGGGTAGCCGTAGGATGTACCTTCGGAGGATTTTTCCGGGTCCGGTTTCATGCCTCCCTCGGTCACGAACGTTATGTGCGCGGTGAGGATGATGTTGCATTTGAGGCTGTCGCTGGCGAGTAACTGGAGGAAGTCGCGGATGAGGTTCTGGGCCACGCCGATGTCGCGGCGACCCTCATTTTGCGTCCTGGAGCCGCCCAGCGCGCCGTTCATCTGGAGATGAAAGAACAGCGCCGCCTGGGCTAGGGCGGACAAAGAGTCGATCACGAGGATATCCTGCGAGGTCCAGTCGGTGATTTTGCCCAGCGACGTGTCACCATCTTTCCACTCCATGAGCGCGTTCATCGTCCGCGTCCAGACAGACACCTTTTCCGGGATCAGCTTTCCATTAAGGTTTTTCATCTTGTCGGTAAGGGTAAGGTAGTGGACACGGGAAAGGGCGTCTGGGGAGGTCTTGCGGTAGGTGCTCTGTGGATCGTTGAGGTAGTTGGCAAGGATGTCGATGCCGTTGTCCAGGTCGAGGATGCGGAGGTTGTAACCGGCGGTGGCCAGGGAGGCTAGGGCGCCGGTTTTTCCGGCCCCCGAGTCACCGATTAAGAGGAGCTTGGTGGTGGAAGATGATTGATGGGAAGAGAGAGGGGGCATGGCAGGGCTTTCTCAAGGGGTTTGGGCTAGCGCAGGATTATGGGAATGCCTCGGTAGTGCGGAACGTCCTCGTGCCTGTCTAAAAGAGTGAACTCTTGTACGTGCCAGACCAAACTGAGTGGACCTGCTTCGTTTCTGACTCGGCATAAGTCGAACTCCAGGGGACGCGGCGGCTTGACGCGCGGACGATGGCGGGAGCGCATAGTAGGTGGCCGAGAAATGCGCGACGCTCCATCTTATATATCCCCGCGGACTTGGAGGGGGTCCCATATCCGCTTCGTGAAGTCTGCCTTGAGCCAGCGCTCCCTCACACTTGGGCTCTTCGCACAGACCCCACGAAACTGGCAACCGCCGTAGGACCCACAGGACTTTTCATTTTGTGGCCAATGGCCTGCCTTGGCGTAGCCTTCCGCCGTGCGGAGCCACATGCCAAGGTCCCTGTGCCATTCTGCCAGCTGCTCCGGGGTGCGCTGGACAATGCCGCGGGCGAAGCGGGAAAAGCCGATAGCGATCTGCGCGCCGTCCACGATGATGCCCTGGATAGGGAGGGAGTAGACCATGGAACCGGCTAAGGCGTAGGTGGAAAACTGGTTGTCTGGGGAGAATTTCTCGAAGAAGCTCTGATCGATGATGGACTTCGAGGTCTTTCGGTCGATGATGTAGGTTTGGTCCTGGAACGTGCCCATCCTGTCCAGGTGGCCGCACGAAAGGTACGGCTCGCCGCTTGGCGACTCGTAGCCGATCTCGTAGCGAAAGGACAGCTCCACGGCAGGCTTTCCGTTAGCAAGACGGACTGTCTCGATTGGATCGTCGCGGAACTGCTCCAGGTACCAGACGACGGTGCGAACCAGCGTAAGCCGGTTCTTGTACTTGTCGTCGGATATCCAGCCACGGCCCAGCTCTTTGTCCCAGGTGGCTTCCAAGGCATAGCGCACCGCAAGAATGGTGGCGGCCTCGTGGCCCTCCCCTGCGAAGCGTGCATGGTCGTAGCGCTCAAGGGCGGCGTGATAGTGCAGACCGAAGGTGAGGTGAACGGAGATGCGGCGGGGTTGCCATCCTTCCAGGATTGCAAGGCGGTATTTGTAGGGACATTCTTTGAGCAGGCCAAGGCTTGTGCTGTCCCATGCGATCTGGAGGTTTGGGATCAGGGATGATAGCGCGGAGTTTTCGGTATGGTCCATCTTAAAAGCCCAAGTCTTCCAGGTTTAGGTCTGGATGGGCACTGGTCTTGCCCTTTGGCTTGCTCTCCGCAACCTGCCACTTTTCCCTGTCCCTGCGCAGCTTTTGCACAATCAGAGATATATCCTGGTCACTGAGGGCAAGGGGATCTCGGGAAAAGAGTTCCGACAAGGAGTCTGGGTTCGCCTCTGCAAGAAGATCTTCGCCTTTGCTCATTCCTCGCCTCCCGCAAGTCCCAAAGCCGCAATCTGCTCTTCCGTCAGACTCGGCACCGGCCTGGCGACACTTGCATGGGCCTTGGCTTCCGCCCCGTCAAGAAACTTGCGGATGATTTGCCGCACAGCTCCGCTAAACCCCAGCTTTGGAAAAAGCGCATGTATGCGTTCTACATCCCGCGCGTAAAGCCAAACATGGCGGCGCTCAATTTCTTCCGTCTCAAGTCTCGGCATTTCCTGACTCCTTCTGACCTTTCACCACCCAAACCTCATGCTCCGGCTCAAAAGGGGAGCGACGGAACTGGAGTCGATCCAGTTCCGGGTCCCCGGACTCTCTTCGGGCTTTGTAGAGGCGCTGTTGGGTTGTGTTGAAATTTGGCCCCCTGACTACGAGGCCAAGGGGGGAGTGAAGTGCTTGGTAGAGGATCTCCAGGTCGTCAATGTTTGCCACAAAGATCTCCGACAAAAGACTGGAGCGGAAGAACCTTACATTCTTCCATTTGCCCGGCTAGATGTTCCAATAGCCAGCAGGTGAAGTGCTGGGGGTGGACCCATGTTACCGGGGAGGCACCAGAGCATTACTGCTTCTGAACTCCAAGTATCCGGGCGCCTATGGGGAGCGACGCCCGGATTCCTTAAATCAGACCTTCGAGCGCATCCCCGACGACCTGCTTGGTCGCGTCGATCCGACGCTTGGCCTCTTCCAGGTACTTCGAGTCCTTCTCGAGCAGTCCCTTGACGAGGCCGTCGAGCTTGCCTTCCGGCAGCGTCTTGATATCGATGTTCTTGGCACGGAGGGCGCGAAGAACAACGTCCTTGGCGATGCGAAACGCTTCCTTGGCGACCGGATCGGCGCTGGTACGAGTACCGCCACCACGCTTGCTCGCAAAGGCGTACCCGGCGGCATACGCGGCGAAGTCGGCGTGGAGCTTGGCAAGGACCTCGTCGCCCAGTTCTCCGGCAGCCTGCGCGTCCTTGACCTGCTTGGCGAAGTTGTTCCTAAGGTTTTCACCCAGGGTCGTGTTGAGGACCTTGGCCTCGACCGCGGACAGGACGTGGCCCTCGGTGTAGGGGGCAGGAGCGGTGAAAACGAGGCCGCCGATAGTGATGGACTGGGTGGGCGAGTCGGGCGATGCCGTTTCGGAAGTGGGCGACGCCGTTTCGGTAGCTTCGACGGCCTTGAGGGCGGCTTTGGACATTTGATGGTTCTCCGGGCGCACGCGGCGCATTAGGGTGGGGTAGTGGTAGAATTGTGGCATGGGGCCACCGTGAACGCAAGAAAAAATGTGTGTCGGGGCGCGTTTTTTAGGAACCATCCTAAAGGCTTAGGCGTGTCATCGCCCGATGCCCCCGACACGCCCGACACACCGTGATATAATATTATGGTG